TGGCCGTGACGATCACGCGCAGTGCCAAGCCCGTCGTGCAGTTTCGCTTTGAGTCTTTCTGGAAGGGGCAGTAAATGCCGTTTGCACGCCCGGCACTCGCCGACCTGATCGCCCGCGCCGCTGCCGACATCGAGGCCGGCCTGCCTGGCGCCGACGCCCGCCTGCGCCGCAGCAACCTGGCGGTGCTGGCGCGCATGCATGCCGGTGCCGTGCACGGCATCTACGGCTATCTGGACTGGCTCGCGCAGCAGCTGATGGTCGACACGGCCGAGACGGTCTTCCTGGACCGCTACGCGGGCATCTGGGGCGTGCTGCGTGTGCCGGCTGCCTTTGCCACGGGCTCGGTGACCGTCACCGGCACGAGCGGTGTCGTGGTGCCCGCCGGTGTCCAGCTGCAGCGCAGCGATGGCGTCGCCTACACGACGACGGCGGATGCCACCGTCACCGGCGGCACCGTCGACGTGCCCGTGGCTGCGCTGGTGGCCGGGCTGGTTGGCAATGCCGACGCCGGCACGCGCATGACTTTCACCGCACCGGTGAGCGGCGTGAACAGCGGCGGTGTGGTGGCCTCTGGCGGCCTCACGCAAGGTGCAGACCGGGAGACCGACGAAGCGCTGCGCGGCCGCGTGCTGGACCGCATCCAGCAGCCGCCGATGGGTGGTGCACGCAGCGACTATGAAGCGTGGGCGCTGCAGGTCGCCGGCGTCACGCGGGCCTGGGTTTATCCGCTGGAGAACGGCCCCGGCACCGTGGTGGTTCGCTTCGTGCGCGACAACGACACGAGCCTGATCCCGGACTCTGCCGAGGTGGCTGCGGTGCAGGCCTACATCGACGATCTGCGGCCGGTGACTGCGAATGTGACGGTCGAGGCACCCACCGCCTCGCCGCTGAACATGACGATTCAGCTCACGCCGAACACGGCTGCCGTGCGCGCGGCCGTGACGGCTGAGCTGACCGACGTGCTGCAGCGCGAGGCTGCGCCAGGCGGCACCATCCTGCTGAGCCATCTGCGCGAGGCGATCAGCGTGGCCGCGGGCGAGGTCAACAACGTGCTGACCACGCCCACGGCCGATGTGACACACGCCGCCGGCGAGATGCCCGTGCTCGGCACCATCACCTGGAGCTGAGGATGGTGCAGCAGACTCGCCGCCTGACCGAAGACGACGGCATCCTCCTGCTGGAAGATGCCGTGCAGCAGCGCCTGCGCCTGCGCGTGCGCCGCGAAGTCGTGGCCTTCCTGGCCGACCTGGCCGACGCTTCCAGGCCCGACCGCGCCGCCGGCGTCGTCGCCTTCAACCCGCTGATCGACTACCCCGAGGGCACGGTGGGCAGCCGTCTCAAGGCCATCATCACGGGCATCGGCGAGGGCCAGCCCTGGGCCGACGTGGACGCGCTGCTCGATGACCTGGTCGGCAAGATCGACCTGACGCAGCTGCACTCCAACCTGCAGGCGACGATTGACCTGATAACGGCCGACGCGGCGACAACGAACAGCGTGAACGCACGCCTGGCCAGCGAGGCGCAGGCCCGTGCGCTGGCGCTCCTGGGCGAGGCGCAGGCCCGCGCGACAGCGATCAACAACGCCATCGGCGACCTGCAGACGACGCTCGTCGCGGCCTACCAGGCGGGCGACTCGACGGTCAACTCGCGCATCACCACCGAGGTCGGGCTCAGCCAGGATCGGGACAGCGCCCTGGGTGTGCGCATCGACACTGTCACGTCGCGGCTCAACGTCGGCGGCGACGTGTACAGCGCCATTGCCACGGCGCAGAGCTATGCCTACACCAAGGCCCAGACCGACTCGGCGGTCGCAGCCTCGGCCAACACGCTGGCCGCCGCCTACCAGGGCGCCGACGGCACGCTGAACACGCGCATCACCAACGAGTCGACGGCCAGCAGCAACCGAGACACCGCACTCGGCACGCGCATCGACACTGTCACTGCGAGGCTCGACACCGGCGACATCGCTACCAGCCTGGCCACTCTGGCGACCTATGCGTACACCAAGGCCCAGACTGACTCGGCCATCGCCAGCACGGCGACGACGCTTCGCAGTGAGTACAGCCCGATCAGTGCTCGCCTGAACGCCGGCGGCGACATCTACAACTCGCTCGCGACGGCCAACTCCTACGCCTACACCAAGGCCGCCACCGACAGCGCGCTGACCAGCCTGGGCAACACGCTCACCAGCTCGTTCAGCAACGCCGACAACGCCATCAGCGCCAGGCTGAACGCCGGTGGTGACATCTACACGTCGCTGGCGACCGCGAACACCTACGCCTACACCAAGGCCCAGAGCGACAGCGCGTTGTCCTCGATGAGCACGAGCCTCACCAGCGCGTTTACCGCCGGCGACAACGCCATCAAGGCCAGGCTCGACACCGGCGACATCGCAACTGCCCTTGCCAGTGCACAGACCTACGCGTACACCAAGGCCCAGACCGACTCGGCCATCGCCAGCACGGCGACCACGCTGCGCAGCGAGTACAACCCGATCAACGCGCGTTTGAACGCGGGCGGCGATGTCTACAACTCGCTCGCCACCGCTCTGAGCTATGCCTACACCAAGGCCCAGAGCGACTCGGCCACCGCGTCGCTCGCGACGACGCTGCGAAGCGAATACAACGGCCCGCTCTCATCGCTGAGCAGCTCGGTGACCACGCTGCAGACCGCGGTCTCTGGCACCAACGGCCTACAGGCCCAGTACGCGCTAAAGACCGTTGCAACGCGCAGCGATGGCAAGCCGGTCGTCGGCTACATCGGCCTGGCGTCGACGGCGCCGAACAGTGGTGCCGGTGCCAGCGAATTGATCCTGCAGGCCGACCGCATTTACCTTGTGCCGAGCAGCGATGTGAACGCCAGCCCGGCGGAGATGATGGTGCTGGGGACCGTCAACGGTGTGACGACTCTCGTCGTGCCGGCCTCACGAATTGGCGACCTCTCTGTCGGCACGCTGAAGATCGCGGACCATGCGGTGACGGTGCCTCTGGGCGCTGGCCTAACTGCTGACTGGTCGAGCACCGCCACCTATGCCGAGCAGACCTTGTTGTACGCGGGCACGGTGGACACGGGCGGCGCGCCTCTTTTGCTGATCGCAGTCCTGCAGTACAGCACCACGGGGCCATCGTTCGGCGGTTCGGTGGAAGTCCGCCTGAAAGTCAACGGGAGCACGGTGGCGACCATGACGCCATTCATGGCGCCGTCGATTCCCATCGACAGTTTCTGCGTTTGCGCGCCACTCATCAGCAGCCCGGGTAGCGGGGCCATTCCCATCAGTTTGGTCGCCTACAGCACGGGTGGCAGCTTCACTGCGCACGCGGGCACGAGCGTTCTGGCTCTGGGGGTGAAGAAGTGAAGTCATATGCGCTCGTGAGGCCGGACGGCATCGTCCAGCAGACGCTCGCTTCAAGCAGCGAGATGCCCGAGACGCTCGGCGACATGCGAGTCGTTCCATACGACGGCCCGACCAGTGGCCCGCTGCGCGAGGTCGACGGCCTGATCGTGCCATTCCAGCCCGAGGTGCAAGACCCTGACGCGGCTGCTTGGGCCGCCATTCGCGCGCATCGCGACGCACTGCTGCTGAAGAGCGATTGGACTCAGGGTAACGACAGTCCGCTCGATGCTGCCGCCAAGTCAGCTTGGGCCGTGTATCGCGATGCGCTTCGCCATGTCACCGATCAACCATTGAGCGGCCTTGCATGGCCCACGCCGCCTCAGGTGTGAGATGGCATTCGGCTATGTCCTTGACCACGTCTATGTCACCAGCGATGACGATTTACTCACGTTTGGCGACGCCTACTTGATCTGGGAAGGCACCATGCAGCAACTGCTCCGCGACCAGTTTGGTTTGGTGGCCCACACCGACGACGAGTACCGCGATGCCCTGGCCGCGTTGCTGCCTTCTGGCGCCGCATGGCCGCGCGATCCGCAGTCTGTGTTGATGCGGTTCGTCGCGGCCCTCGCGGTGGAGCTGTCGCGCGTCGACGCACGCGCTGCGCAGCTGCTCGCGGAGACCGATCCGGCGGCCACCACGGAGCTGCTGTCCGACTGGGAGCGTGTTGTCGGGCTGCCCGATCCATGCGTCACGAAGGCCCAGACGATTGCTCAGCGACGCCAGGCCCTGGAGGGCCGCCTCACGGCTGTGGGTGGGCAGAGTCGGCGGTTCTTCATCGAGTTGGCCGCGCGCCTTGGCTACAGCATCACCATCGACGAGTTCCGCTCGGCTGCGGAGGCGACGGCTGTGGGCATCACCTTCACCGGCGACGAGTGGGCGCATACATGGCGTGTCAACGTGCCGATGACGGTCTCGATCACCTATTTCCGCGTCGGCTCCGGCGCAGTGGGCGAGCCGCTGCGGGCCTGGAGCAATGAGGTTCTGGAGTGCCAGTTCAACCGCTACAAGCCCGCGCACACGCGTGTCCTTTTTGCCTACGCCACGGCCTGATCAGGCCTCGTTTGAAGGAGCTTTGAAATGCATCGAATCGACGGACCCGGCGCAGCGCCCGGCGGCCACTTCACGGACGGTGACCCCAACGTCGGCACGCCTGCGACGGTGGTGACTCAAGCCTGGGCAGAAGCCATCCAGGAAGAGCTGGCCGCAGTTGTCGAGGCGACTGGCGTCGCCCTTGCCAAGCCGAACAACCACCAGCTGCTGGACGCCATCAAAACCCTGGTGTCCGCCGCGCTGCCGCCTGGCGCCATCCAAGCGTTCGCGGTGACCGCTGTGCCGGTGGGCTGGCTGGCATGCGATGGCAGCACGTTCGCCTCTGCCGCGTACCCAGCGCTGGCCACGGCGCTGGGCACGATCTGGGGCGCTGCCCCTGCTGGCCAGACCCGACTGCCCGACCTGCGCGGCGAGTTCGTTCGTGGCTGGGACAGTGGGAGGGGTGTGGATGCTGGGCGCACGTTCGGCACCGCGCAGGCCGATGACCTCAAGACGCACAGCCATGCCGGTAAGCTCGGCGTGGCCTACGGGGGCGACCATATCGGTTCCCTGGGCTTTGAGGATGGTCGTGGTACGCCTGACTGG